GAGAAGATTGAAGAAGTATGGAAGAAACAGTATCCTCTAAGTGAGTTTAGTGCAGCTTCTAACTTCAAGTCATATGAAGAACTAAAGACTCGTCTTGATGCAGTTCTATCTGGTAGTGTTACTGTTGGTAATGTTGCAGAACAGATGGAAGATGCTCCGATTGCTGCACCAGTAGTTGATACTGCACCAGTAGAATCTGCTCCTATCGTGGAGAAAGAGGAAGAAGAAGACAGTATGGCGTATTTCGAGAAACTCGCAAACGCTTAAAGGGTCACTACTTAATAAGTGCGTGAGGGGTCATGGTTAACCCCTCTTTTTTTTATTTAGATACCAGCAAATGATGCAGCTTTGAAAATTGGGTCTTGATTACCAACATAAGAAACTGTAGATGAAGTAGAGTTTGAGGTATTAGTTGAACTTTTAACAGTAGGTGCAATTACATTAGTAGAAGCATCACCACCCATTGATTTTGCCATAGCAGATTTGTCCAAAGCTTTTAATTGATTTTCTCTTAAACTTAACTCACCTTTGGTTCTTCTGGCTGCCGAACTAGACTTAAATCCCCTTGCAGCTCTTGCTTCTAACTGATCTATTCTATTTTGAAGTGTTTGTCTTTCTTTTTCAAACTGAACTATTACATCAGCAGTAGACGCTTTTGTTTCTGCTTTTGACTTTGCACCTTCTTCACCATTTTCTCCACCACCAAATCCAAAGAAACTTGCAATCTTTTTACCTATCTTACCAGCTTTTGCAAGTAAATCTCCAAGTAATGCACTAAAGTCAAAATTGATAATTGGTGCAAAGAAATCTGTAATTGATTGTTGTATGTTCTTTGCCCATTCTGCATCAGGCCCAATATATTTTTTAAAAAAAGCACTTATTTTGTCTGGTAAACCAGTAAAAAAATTTATGACATAATCTATTATTTTTTCAATTGCTTTAGAAGTATCTCCAGCAAAATCAAAAGAATCTAGTTTTTCTTTAAATTGGTCAAATCCAAATAGACCAGCGAAAAAGGAAATAATTTTTTGTAGTAAAGTTGCTGGTAATGCAATCAAAGTTCCTAAAAACGTAGATATTCCAGCTTTTATTGATTCCATAACACTACCAGTTTCTTCAAATCTTTTTTTGAACGCTAAAAATCCCTCATACACAGAATAACCTACTGCAACAACAGCAGCGACAATTGCAACTAATGGTGCAAGAGCAACACCAAAGAAACCTGTAAGTGCAGCTCCTATAGCTGCAAACTTTGTTCCAATAGCAGTAGCGATACCACCTATCACACCTACTTTTGTTTTTACAAAATCAAATATTTTTGTAAACATACCTTTTGATTTTCCAAACCTCACACCTTTTGCATCTTTCATTAATTCTTTACCAAGAAATATAGTTGATGCTTTGAGAGCCATGAAACCAAGTCTAAGAACTTTAAGAAACTTGCCTGGTGCAAGTAAAGCTGCAAGTGTTATTAATGCAACCTTATTATCCATTATAAGTGTTCCAAGATTAGTCCAACTTGGGTCATCTAAAAATGTACCTAAATCATCAAAAAACTTTGAGAACTTACCTTTGAAAAATTCATACACAACCATAAGTTTTGGAAGTATTTTATTTGTGATTACATCAATTAATTTTGGAAATAAATCACTTTGAAAGAAAGATGCAATTGCAAAGAATAAACCAGCAAGAAGTGTTCCTTTTAACATTGAAAAAAGAGTTGAACCCTTTACTTTATCAATACCAGCTTTAGTTGCATCTTTAAGTCCAGTAATTCCAGCACCTATACCTTTAAAGATTTTCATCATTCTACTATCTTGTGCAGCATCTTCTTTTTTGCCTTCAACTTCTGCACCAGCATTTTCTTTAGTTGAAACTAGAAAATCTGAAAATGCAGCTTTATTACTCTCTCTTAAAGCTGCGATATTTTTATTAAGATTACTATCTCTTTCTTTTTCTTCTGCATTATTTACTGCCAGTGCATCTACTACCTTTTGAAAGTCAGCCATTATTTTTTACCTTTACCCATTGCTTGAGCACCAAAGAAAGCTGCAACAATAGCAGCAACTGATACAAAGTAAACACTTGCCATACTACCAAGTATCTTACTTGCTTCTGTTAGTCCTACACCTACTGCTAATACAACTGCAAAAGGATATAGTAACATACCAAAAAGAGCAAACCATGCCATCTTTCGTTGTGCATCTCGCATTGCATCTGCATCTTCTAATTCTTTTCTTTTAAATTCCATATCCATCTCATATTCCTCTAAAGAAATATGTCCATCTCCATTTGTGTCTTTGGCTGCAATTGCTGGATCAACAGTCTTTCTTAGTGCATCAATCTTTTCTTTTGTTCCCTCAGCCATAGTTCTCTCTCCCTATTACTATCTATTTTGTTTTTTATGTTCTTCTTCTTCATCTTTAATAAACTGTAAAAGTAAATTAATGTAAATCTCTCTTTCCCAAGGCATCATATTATCAAGTTCTGTTAAACTATATTTATGATGTTGCATCATTGCAAAGTTAGTTTTATAATAATTAAACAGACTATCGTTAGATAGTCCTATTCTAAAAAACTTTCGAGGCCCTCCAATACCACCTCATTCATCGCTTGTGTTTTAGGATTAACAAATGTCAAAGTGTGTCTTATTTTAGGCATTGTGTTAAAAAACTCCATAACTTTTTCAAATTGTTCTGTAGTAAGTTGGTCAATAAATTCAGTAATATCTTTATCAGACAAGTCAACTCTATTATAAACATCATCTCCATAATGAATAGAATCAATACAATTGGTTAATATATGAAATACTTTATTTGTTTCATTCTCATCAGCTGCAAGACCTAACATATCTTTCATATATGGATATCTAAAATGTATTGTTACTTCTTCATTTACTTTTATTTCATTAGTATGATTATCAGTCATAGTCACATTAACTTCTTCAAGGTTTAATTCATAAGGAACTTGAGTTACTTCATCATCTGGACAAGTTAAATTTAGTGTAACCTTTTCTCCTATAGATTTTCCTCTAACTCTTAAAAAAATATATTCTACATCAAACATAGGAGAATTAGTAGCATCTACTGCTCCAAATGTACAATCAGAAACCAATCCTGTCATAGCATTATTTAATTCTTTATCGTCTTTACCCTCTTGGGCCATCATAAGAATTTTTTGTTCTTTTACTAGAAATGGTCTGTATTTAATTTTTTCGCCAGTAGAGGGTAGTTCCAACTCATAAGTTGGAGTATTTAGTTTTGGTAAAGCCATAATATTTCATCCTTTATAGTCTTCTAAGTACACTTGGTATATTTGCAGTAATTCTTCTTGTTACTGTATTTACTGCTGATTCTGCAATTCGTGTCAATAGTGGTTTCGGTAATTTTGCTTCGTCTGTTAAGTTTTGCCAATAACGATATTTAAAGTTAACACCTATAGTTTGATATGATGTGTTTTCTGCATAACTTAATGCTTGTTGGTCTATACTTACTGGAAATGCTTCTATAAGTTTTACACCATAAGTTCTGTTGTCTTGTTCATCTAGTGCATGAATATCTACTGAACCGACATAATCATTGTAGTAACCTATTGCAAACGTCTGTGGATTAAAACTTAATCTCTGCCATGATTCAAAATATTTCTTTTCTCTCATATCAGTAGAACATTGAAATGTTGCAGCTATATCTCCAAAACTATAACCAGTAACGATACTTCTTATTGGGCCATAAATATTAGTATCCTCTGTAGTATCCATGTTCCTGCCTGGAAAAGATATAGATTCACATTTTAGTCCAGTTGCACGAACTGTTCCATCTCCTAATGCTTCTCCCATAATTTTCGTAAATACGTTAGAACCTAGTCCAGTAGAACCAGCACTTCCAGTTGGTGGATATAGAGTAACTTCATATCTATGTGGTCTAGATATTCCATCTTTACCACGAATTTCTCCTAGAACTTCATTTAAAGCACCAAATGCTACTGCATCTACTAATCCACCGAAACCTGTTGCCATTAGATCATCTTCCTACTGTCTGCATAAACCTCTGATGCACTTGCTTTCTTAAATCTCTGAACTGGTAGTAAAGCTGCAACTGTAAACTCATCTGCATCTATTCTACGAAACTGTGTCTTAACTCTACCAGCAAGATATCGTTTAAGTGTGGGTTTAATTATGTTGAATTTTTTAAGTTTACTGTAATCAACTGCAAGTCTTGTACTCTCATCAAACTTAGTATTATTACTGAAATCAACAACTGTGTCTAATAATTTAAGTCTTAGTGTCATAGGTAGATAGTGAAAGTTAATTCCTAAGAAACCATCTGCATATGGTTCTAGTGGTAATACTAAAGGAAAAGTATCATAGTATGGTAATTTCTTTTTTAGTTTAGGGTCATAGAAAAACATATTCAATCTACCATAGAAAGGTTTATTGTTTCTTTTTCCATCTCGTATCAAATCCATTGCACCAGGCTTACCAAATTCTTTAATCTTATCACGATACCATTCTGTAGATTTTGGTCTACCTTTTGCAGCTTTTACAACTGATTGTATAAATTTACTTTGTGCCATTTTTACACCTACAGTTTAATCCACCACAACTACCTTTAAGTGGTTTGTTCATAAGTAGTCCTAAAGACATTCCTAATGTAAAGAGTGTCATTAATACAATTGTGATTCCAAAAGTTTCCATATTACTATTTATACTTTATATTCAGATGGTCTTCAGTAAGAATTTTAAATTCCATACCATGATCTAAACAAAACTCATTTGCAGATTTCCACTTGGCTTCATTAACTGTCCATGTCTTAACAGAACTTAACCATTGTCTAGTTTTTCTTTTAGGATTTGCATCTGGTGGTTTACATTGATACTTAGGTTTGACCTCTATAATAAACTTTTTAGTAGAACCATTCGCTTGTTTGACTTTCATATAGAAGTCTGGAAAGTATCTATGTAGTTTATTATCCCAAGGCGATACATAAGGTATGATGATTTCTTCTGAACCCCATTCTAATACTTTTTCATTCTTATCACAATATACCATAAGTTTACGTTCCCAGAGTGAACGATATATCACTTTAGTTGGATTACCCTTATATTTTTTAGGGTTA